CATTCTTGTCATAGACCATTACTAGAAGCAACACATCTCTTACCATCAGCAGACTACACTAAGCATACACCCTTTGTATTTGCAGGTCCTGACCAGTTCAAGCATGATACATCTATTGACATTTTTACTGCATACAAGTATTATATCAATAGCAAACCATGGGTCTCAAGTAATTATCTTCGTGACCCACACAGAAAACCTTATTGGGTATCCTAAATTATGAATGAATTTCTTTGGGTAGAAAAGTATCGCCCCAAGAATATTGAGCACTGTATCCTACCAAAGGAGTTAAAGGATACACTAAAATCCTTTGTTGATAAAGGTGAGGTTCCTAACCTCCTATTGTGTGGCACTGCAGGAATTGGTAAGACTACAGTTGCCAAAGCATTATGTAACGAACTAGGTGTAGACTACTTAATCATTAACGGTTCTGATGAAGGTAGATTCCTAGATACTGTACGTAATACTGCAAAGCAATTTGCATCAACAGTCTCACTAACATCAAGTGCAAAACACAAAGTCATCATCATTGATGAGGCAGACAATACCACCCACGATGTCCAGTTACTCCTTCGTGCTTCTATTGAAGAGTTCCAGAATCATTGCAGGTTCATCTTTACCTGTAATTTCAAAAACAAGATTATCGAACCCCTTCATTCTCGTACAACCGTTATCGATTGCAATACACGTGGAAAGGTTAAACAGGAAATCGCTAGTCAATTCTTTCAGAGGTGCCGTGGAATTCTTACTGCAGAAAACATACAGTTTACTGATGCGGTGGTCGCTGAAGTCGTCCAGAAGTTCTTCCCAGACTTCAGACGCACCCTCAACGAACTCCAAAGATATTCAGCGTCGGGAACTATCGACACTGGCATTCTGGCGTCGCTAAGTCAAGTACGTCTTGACAAACTTATCGGTGCATTAAAAGCAAAAGATTTTGGTGCTGCCCGTAAATGGATTGTTGCTAATCTAGACAACGACCCTAACGCTATTCTACGAACTGTCTATGATAGTTTGTATGGTTCACTTGCTCCTGCAAGTATACCTCAAGCGGTATTGATTATTGCTAAGTATCAATACCAATCAGCATTTGTTGCTGACCAAGAAATAAATCTCTTAGCAGCACTGACCGAAATTATGGTTGAGTGTAACTTTAAATAAGCAAACTTATGAGCATTATGAGCAAACGTGAAAAACTGAGAGCACAGGTAAAGTCCAGATTTTATTATCTGTTCTGGGGTGCAGCAACTGTCTCTGTATTTGCAGGACAATTATATGTTGGTAATGGATTTCGTAGGATGGCAGAATCAAATGACGCTATCTCTGCTGACATAAATCTATTAGTAGAGAGTATAATATTAGTTCCTGACTCACCGCAGTCTATCTATCCAGATAGCATGGTTGTACGATGAAAAAATCAGAACTAATTCATTGGCGATTGCAAGCAATGCTAAGAGAACATAGTTTTAGTGACCTAGCATACCTAGGTGTAAGAAATGATAGCGTTGGCATACCACAACATTGGTACAACATAGGTGGCAATGAGGTGCCAGTAGATGCTATAACTGAATTAGAAACAGCAGAAGAATGAAGTCTCTCAAAACACCACTGCGTTATCCTGGCGGAAAGTCAAGAGCAACAGTAAAACTATGTCAATGGTTACCTAATGATATTACTGAATATCGGGAACCATTTTTAGGTGGTGGTAGTATGGCGATTGAGATAACAAAAAGATATCCAAACATACCTATATGGGTCAATGACCTGTACGAACCATTATATAATTTCTGGATACAACTCCAGTGTAATGGTGAAGAGATGTCAAGAGAACTTAAGGCACTCAAGACACAATACGATACACCAGATAAAGCAAAAGAATTATTTTCATTATCCAAGGAGAAACTAAATGATAGCAAGACCACCAACGAAGAGAGAGGTGTTGCTTTTTATGTTATTAACAAGTGCTCTTTCAGCGGTCTCACTGAAGGTTCTTCTTTTTCATCCCAAGCATCAGAGCAGAACTTTTCCTTACGTGGCATCGAGAAGTTACCCGCATATGAATATCTCATTAAAGAATGGAAGATTACCAACCTAGACTATGCGGAACTAGGTTCAGATGAAGATAAAGTATTCATCTATGCAGACCCCCCTTATGATATAAAGGATGCTTTGTATGGTCATAAAGGTGACAAACACAGGGGATTTGACCACGCAAGGTTTGCAGATATCATGGATGAGCAATTATGCAATGTTATGATATCATATAATAACCACGAAGATATCATACAAAGATTTCTAGAGTGGTCTCAGTATGACTATGCTCATACTTACACAATGAGGTCTACAGGTACATACATGTCAGACCAAACAAAACGACGTGAACTTATTTGTCTTAATTATGGAAGCAGCATCACTAGGAGTCCGAGTCTTACCTAGCGGGTATTGTCAACTATACAATACTCGTAGAGGTGGACTATCTACATTTGCACCTAACTCATCCACAGCAATCATCATGGGTGAAGAAGTGCATGTGCAAACTAAGAGTGGACGCACACAGATTTATAGAATCAATAATAATAGAACAGGTGTCGTAGGTCCTATCAGAACATTCTAATGAAACTTGAACTAAAGGACTGGTTGAACTCTATCAACTACACCAAAGACAACTTGATTGAAGAAGACCTTGATGCAATCAAGTCGTACCCACCATACATTATTAACAGGTGTTTGTCTGGACATTTGGATAGTGTCTTGTTTGCAAATGAAATGAATCGCTATGTAAACTTGGACAAGGATTTACAGTATGCCTTCTTGCTAAATACTTTGAGAAAACGGAAACGTTTTTCCCCTTGGTTGAAGAAGGAACAAGTCGAAGACTTGGACCTAGTCAAAAAACACTATGGTTATAGTAACGAGAAAGCAAAGGTCGCATTAGCTCTTCTACCCAAAACCCAAATTGAACTTATTCGTAAAAAACATGACATGGGAGGTCAAAGATGACTGCGATTACTGAGGAAGTAAAGTGGACTACCGAATCTATGGTAGAGGTAGGTCTTAGAGAACCAGATGATTTTCTCAAAGTGAGAGAAACACTGACAAGAATTGGGGTAGCATCCCGTAAAGAAAAGAAGTTATATCAATCATGTCATATACTGCATAAGCAAGGCAGATATTACATTGTACATTTTAAGGAACTGTTTGCACTAGACGGAAAGAAGGCAAACTTGTCACTTAACGACGTACAACGTAGGAATCGTATAGTACAGTTGCTAGGTGATTGGGGACTTGTATCTATATCATCCAAGGAAAGTATTGCAGACGTAGCACCTTTAAGTCAGATAAAAGTTCTTGCTTATAAGGAAAAGGGCGACTGGACATTAGAGTCTAAGTATAACATCGGTAAGAAGAAAGAGGATTAACCGTAACTAAGGATACGGTATATACCATATACGTTTTTCATAGTGCATGTTTAAATAATAGTGTGATGCCGAAAGGGTCACACAATTTAAACTCGCTTATTCAAGGAGAACTATGATGAACATTCAGAGGTACAGTGCTGCCGATTTACCCGCACTTTTTGACGCTATACAAAAACATAGCATAGGACTAGATACCTACTTCGATAAAATTAATGACATTCGAGGAAGTGTAACTTATCCACCATATAATTTAATTGAGGTAAGTAATGTTGAATCCAGATTGGAAATCGCACTCGCAGGATTTAAAGAAGAAGAAATCAAAGTATATACAGAAGAAGGAAAATTATTTGTGGAGTCTAATCGCAAAGAAGAGACCGAAGAATGCAACTGCATCCATAGAGGAATTGCTAGACGGAACTTCTCTAGGTCGTGGACGCTCTCAGATGATACGGAAGTTAGACAGGTCGTATTTGCCGACGGACTCCTCACAGTGGAATTGGGGAAGGTAGTTCCAGAGCACCATAAGCGTAAGGATTACATCTAACTAATAAGCAGGGATTGACAAACATCAGTCCCTGCTTTATAATATAAGCATCAATTGATAAATTATGGCAAAGAAGAAAACACCTATCAATGTAACTCCACCGCCACAGGCAGAAGCATTGGTAAAATCTGAGCGAGTAAAAGTTGTTATCTTATCTAATGGTGACAACGTTATCGCAGACGTACAAGAAGCAACTCATAAGGATACTGGAGAGCGTCAAGCATATATCTTAAATTTTCCATACAGAGTTGACTACGAACAACCTAAGTTAGACAACACAGGTATAGTAACTGACCCAGAGGTCAAGGTGCACTACTCACCTTACTGTCCTTTGACACCAGAATATAGAATACCAATCAATCCTGGCATGGTATTGACCATCCTAGAACCTGTACCTAGTTTGCGTGATACATATATCACTAACGTACAGAAAATGGGTGGAAGCGTAGAATGAGTGTAAAACTTTTATTATTAAAATCAGGCGAAGAAGTTATTACTGAAGCAAAAGAAATCATAGACCCTGCATCACAGCAACCTATAGGTTTCAGTTTGCATAAACCCTTCAGATTAGATATTGTATCTGATGATGGAGGTATTGTTTTTGACAGCAACAAAGGATATCAAGTATCATGGTTTCCATGGGCACCTTTGAGTAAAGACAAAGACTTCTTTCTTCCTGCACATCATGTGCTCACAGCATATGAACCTTTGGATACTATTGCAGAACAATATGTCCAAGCAATCAAGGAAGAAAACTATGAGGAAAACTTCAAGCGTCATGAAGAACGAATCGCTGGAACTACCAGTGACATAGACATGCAAAAACTATTTGACGACGCAGAACAATTACTAGAGGATGATGATGCAAGTAGCACTAATATTACTTAAGAGTGGCATTCAATTAATAACAAAGGCAGAACAACTAGAAGAAGAACCTAGTTGTCATATGCAAGACCCATACCTTATCAAAGAGGATGGTACTCTAGAACCATGGCCACGTTATACAACTGACACAGACGTATTGCTATATTCCGAAACCATTGCTACAATAGTCAAACCAACTTCTGAAATTAAAAAGAAGTACGAGACAGTAACTAAATGAGTTTCTACACAAACGTACAACTTGTTGGTGACAACTTGCTTTATATTGGATACGAGGATGGACAACGTATTCAACGTAAGTTCAAGTTTTCTCCGACACTTTTTGTTGTCACGGATAAAAAAACTAAACACAAAACACTGGACGGTAGGTATGCTAAACCTATCAGGTTTGAGTCTGTCAAAGAAGCACGCTCATTTATAGACAAGTATAAAGAAGTACAAAATTTCGAGGTTCATGGTTATGACAGGTATCTCTATCAATTCATATCGAAAGAGTTTCCGTCGGAGATTGATTACGAGATTAAAGGTCTTAAAATTACATCTCTTGATATTGAAGTGGCATGTGAAAATGGGTTTCCTAACGTGCAGGAATGCTCGCAACCTCTTCTTAGCATTACAGTACAGGACTATATCACACGTAAGATCAAAGTATGGGGTACCAAACCGTATACAAACAATCGTGATGACGTTGAGTATATACTATGTGACGGTGAAGAACATTTGCTCAGTAGTTTTCTTGACTATTGGATTGCTAATTTCCCAGATATTCTCACGGGGTGGAACGTAGAACTATACGATATTCCTTACATTTGTGGTCGCCTAGAAAGATTGTTTGGCGAGAAACAAATGAAACAAATATCGCCATGGGGAATTGTTTATAGGAATGACATAGAGATTAAGGGTCGTCAACAGATTGTGTACGACGTATATGGCATAAATGTCATGGACTATATGGACTTGTATAAAAAGTTTACATATACCAATCAAGAATCCTATCGTCTAGACCACATTGCATTTGTAGAACTAGGTCAAAAGAAACTCGACCACAGTGAGTTTGAAAACTTCAAACAGTTCTATACAAATGACTGGCAAAAGTTTATTGATTACAACATCCTCGACGTGGAATTAGTCTTGCGTCTAGAGGAGAAAATGAAACTGATTGAACTTGCTGTTGCACTAGCATATGACGCCAAGGTAAACATCAGAGACGTGTACTTCCAAGTACGCATGTGGGATACCATCATATATAATTTCTTGAAGGACAAAGGTATCGTTGTCCCTCCTGCAAAACGTTCAAGTAAAGACGAAAAATACGAAGGTGCTTATGTCAAGGAACCGAAACCAGGACGCTATAATTGGGTGGTTAGTTTTGACCTCAATAGTCTGTACCCTCATCTCATTATGCAGTATAATATTTCCCCAGAAACCCTCATTGAAAAGAGGCATCCATCCGCTACAGTTGCTAGAATACTCGGACAGAAAGAACAGGTAGACTCACGCTATGCACTGTGTGCAAATGGTGCACAATACAGGAAAGACATACATGGTTTCTTGCCTGAGATTATGCAAAAGATATACAATGAACGTGTGCAGAGTAAGAAACTCATGCTCATGGCAAAACAAGCATATGAGAAGACACCTACTAAGGAATTAGAAAAGTCTATTAGTAAATACAACAACATACAGATGGCACGTAAGATTCAATTGAACAGTGCCTATGGTGCCATTGGTAATCAATACTTCAGATATTACAATCTACGTAATGCTGAAGCAATTACCATGTCAGGTCAGGTGTCTATTCGTTGGATAGAACACAAGATGAACAAGTTTCTAAACAACTTACTAAAAACAACAGGAGAAGATTATGTTATTGCTAGTGATACTGATAGTATCTACCTCAACTTGGGTCCTATGGTCGAGACTGTATACAAAGGGAGAGAAGCGACTGATAAGAGCATTGTTACGTTCATTAATAAGGTCTGTGAAATGGAACTTGAGAAGTATATTACGAGTTCTTACGAAGAATTGGCGAGTTACGTCAATGCGTACGAACAAAAGATGATAATGAAACGTGAGAACATCGCTTCTACTGGTATCTGGACTGCAAAGAAAAGATATATGCTCAATGTTTGGGACAGTGAAGGTGTTCGTTACGACAAACCTAAACTTAAAATGATGGGTATTGAAGCGGTCAAGTCTTCTACACCCATGCCATGTCGTAGTGCTATTAAGGAAGCAATTGAGGTAATGATGACAGGCACAGAAAAAGAGTTGCTATCCTTTATAGATAGATTCAGAGATAAATTCAACTCGTTACCACCCGAAGACATTGCATTTCCTAGGTCTGTTAATGGACTACGCAAATTCAAGGCGTCAACAACCGTGTATTCAAAGGGATGCCCTTTACATGTTCGTGGAACTTTGTTATATAATTTTTACATCGCAAAAAACAAACTTGAATACAAATATCCACTAGTTCAAGAAGGAGAAAAAATTAAATTTGTTTACCTTCTGCGTCCAAATCCACTTGGCAATGAGAACGTTATATCGTTTCTCAATACGTTCCCCAAAGAATTAGACCTTGAGGGGAGTATAGATCGTGATGCCCAGTTTAAGAAATCATTCTTAGACCCTTTACGAATCATCACAAATGTGATAGGATGGGATACGGAGAAAGTCCCTAATTTAGAATTTTTATTTGCATGACATCATCATTTTTATCTGAGGTAGTTAAGACTATCGACAACGAATACGCAGGACTTTTATCTGAGGGTGGCGTAGGTGACATTGAATCATTTGTAGACACAGGTTCATATATTTTTAACGGTCTATTATCAGGTAGTATATACGGTGGCATACCATCAAACAAAATTACTGCACTAGCAGGAGAATCAGGTACAGGTAAGACATTTTTCTGTCTTGGTGTTGTACAAAATTATCTAAAAGAAAATCCTGATGCGGGTGTTGTTTACTTTGAGAGTGAGGCAGCAGTAACTAAACAAATGATTGACGAACGTGGCATAGATGGTTCACGTATGGTCTTAGTTCCTGTTACTACCGTACAAGAATTCAGAACACAATCTATACAAATTCTAGATAAATATTTGAATCAACACAAAGATGAACGCAAACCTATGATGTTTGTGCTAGACTCTTTAGGAATGCTTTCAACCTCAAAAGAGTTGGCAGATTCTGCAGAAGGTAAAGACACACGTGACATGACTCGTGCTCAAGTGGTCAAGGCAATCTTCCGTATCCTTACCTTAAAATTAGGTAAAGCAAATGTCCCATTACTTGTTACAAATCACACTTATGATGTCGTCGGTGCATACATCCCCACAAAAGAGATGGGGGGCGGTAGCGGTCTTAAGTACGCTGCTTCTACAATCATTTATCTATCGAAGAAAAAAGAAAAAGACGGTAAAGATGTCATTGGAAATGTTATCAAAGCAAAGGCTGCTAAGTCGCGTCTAACAAAGGAGAATGCAAGTGTGGATACCCGACTATTTTTTGATGCCAGAGGTCTGGACAGATACTACGGACTATTGGAACTGGGTGAAAAGTATGGAGTTTTTCCACGGAAAGGAAACAGGGTTGTTGTTGGCGAATCTTCCGTTTATCCTTCTGTTATTCTTGCCAACCCTGAGAAATATTTTACAGAAGAAGTAATGGAAAAACTTGACTGGGCAGCAAGTCAAGAATACAAGTATGGAATATAGTCTATTTTCATCACTAGTATTTCACCACCAGATAGAGAATTTCAATAAAGAACAATTAGTTGACTACGCATACTCTGAGAGAACAAAGTATCCTAGAGGTGCAGCAAATTCTAATGTAAGTGGTTGGCAGTCTGAAGGATTCTATCATCTAACAGACAATCCTGTAGTAGAGACTGTAGGTGCTGCATTATCAAAGTGTCACTTTTTTAAAGAACGTGTTATACTTAAGTTAAAGTCACTCTGGATTAATGTCAATGGCAAGGGTGCATTTAATATGGAGCACAACCACCCAGACTGTGACCTTGCAGCAGTCATATGGGTACAGGCACCAGAAAACTCTGGTAAGTTAGTCTTTAAAAATCCACATGGGTTTACACATCATAAGATGAGCATGTATACTGATGAGGTACAAGCAAGAAACTACCAGTACACAGCATATAATTTTAGACCTACAGAAGGTTCTATGTTATTGTTTCCGTCCTATCTAAATCACGCAGTTTTATTCAATGAATCTGACTATGATAGGATATCAATATCGTTCAACATGGTTATGGAGTATAAATGAGAGACGATTTATTCGCAGTACCTATTCGTAAATATCATCTCGATGATAACGATAGGTTTTTGTCTTTTGTACAAGAAGCATATAATGCAAACAAATTTACAATGCCTTCTCCGTACCTAGAACAGGTACAATCGTTGCCCGCATGGATGACACCACTATATTCTGATATGCTAGAAGGTTTTATAAATGACCTCAATGTATCACAGACACATATTGCTGTTATAACTAGTGCTGCAATCAACGTATTAGAAAAAGGTGAGAGTATGGTCAGAAACCATACATTACCTAGTCACTATACTGCTACTCACTACGTTAGTGAGTCACCAGATTCATCAGATGTTTTCTATCATCCTGCTAAAACACTGATTGAAGCATTCAATACTGAGACAGAGGATTATCTATCTGCTGCAGGGTTGTATGTAAACCAAGGTGATGTTATAATACATCCATCTTACATTGAACATAGCACTCCTTCCGTAACAAAGAAGAGAATGACTATTACATTAACAGTATCATTACACAGACAAGATGAACGAAGTAGAGAATCTAGTAATTAAGAACTTACTCTTAAATGAGGAGTATGTTCGTAAAGCTCTACCATTTATAAAGTCAGAATATTTCTCAGAGATTACTCCGAGAAAGATATTTGATGTTACGTGTAAATACTTTACGGATTACAGTGCCCTACCTACAAAGGAAGCACTGGTCATAGAGATAGGTCAACTGACTGGTATCTCTGATGACCAACATAAACAAATTGTAAAAGCAATATCAGAGATTGACTCTGAGGTATCTGACTTCGACTGGATACTAGACACTACAGAAAAGTGGTGTCAAGAACGTGCATTATATCTTGCACTCATGTCATCAATTAAAATTGCAGAAGGCAATGATGAGAAGAGAGCAACGGGTGCAATCCCCACTATACTATCTGAAGCACTTGCAGTAACATTCGACAACCACATTGGTCACGATTACCTAGAAGACTATGAAGAACGCTATGAGTTCTACCATCAAAAAGAAGAGAAGATTCCATTTGATTTGGAATTCTTCAACAGAATTACAAAAGGTGGTCTCCCTAACAAAACTCTTAATGTCGCTCTTGCTGGCACTGGGGTTGGTAAGTCTTTATTCATGTGTCATTGTGCCAGTAGTACTTTGCTACAGGGTAAAAACGTCCTGTATATTACTTTGGAAATGGCAGAGGAAAAAATTGCTGAGAGGATAGACTCTAACCTATTAAACTGTGATATACAAAACATAACTGAGTTACCTAAACTTATGTTTGAGAACAAGGTAACAAACATAGCAAAGAAGACACAGGGTAAACTTGTTATCAAGGAATATCCTACAGCATCTGCAAGTGTGTCACACTTCAGAGCATTACTGAATGACCTTGCCTTGAAAAAATCATTCAGTCCTGATATAATATTCATAGATTATCTAAATATCTGTGCATCTAGCAGATATTCCAAACTAGGTAATGTCAACTCATACTCATACATCAAAGCAATTGCTGAGGAACTACGTGGTCTCGCAGTTGAATCAAATGTCCCTATTGTATCAGCAACACAAACCACTCGTAGTGGGTATGGTAGTAGTGACGTTGATCTTACAGATACCTCTGAGTCATTCGGTCTTCCCGCTACTGCCGACCTTATGTTTGCTCTTATTTCTACTGAGGAACTCGAAGAAATAAATCAAATAATGGTCAAACAGTTGAAGAATAGATACAATGACCCTACAATTAACAAGAGATTTGTAGTGGGTATTGACAGAGCGAAGATGAGACTGTATGATGTTGAACAAGAAGCACAGAGTAATCTAACTGACTCTAATCAAGATGTTAACATCGTCTCAGTCAAAGAAGACCTCTCTCAAAAATTTGCTAAACTAAAAATTTAATTTCATGACAATAGATTTTGATAAGTACACTGTATTCGTGGATGGTGTCACATCCGATTCCAGTAAAGATTTTGTCTATCTTGCTGATCGTCTGGTTGAACTTGACAGAAAGGGTGCCAATATTGAACGCCTTACCACTGCTGGCGTTGGCCTTGCTGCTGAGTCTGGTGAATTTCTGGAGATTGTTAAAAAGATGGTCTTCCAAGGGAAGCCATGGAACGATGATAATAGAAAGCATCTCATTATTGAGTTGGGTGATGTTATGTGGTATGTGGCACAAGCTTGTATGGCTCTGGACATATCTTTCGATGAGGTAATTGAAGGTAACATCAAGAAATTAGAGAAAAGATATCCTGGCGGTCATTTTGATATTCATGACTCCGAAAATCGTGCAGCAGACGACCTCTAATTTTCATCAGGCATTTCCCCTGATAGTATATGAAAAGAAATTATCTGGTTTTCTGTCCTCACTCTACAAGAGTTTTGAGGATGGAAAATTTGACAATTCTACAGGTAAAATAGTAGGTGAACATCATGGTAAAGTCCTTATACATCACGACAAAAGACTTAGACCTTTCTTCAAACAGGTAACTAATTCTGTTTATGAGTACCTAGATTATTTTAAGATAGATAAATCTGCATTCAAGGTAAATTTTGTCAAGACATGGTTTACTATATGTGACCCACAGCAGACACTACCTATGCATTATCATAGTTGCTCACACATATCATGGATTTACTACATACAAACACCAGGTGACCCACTAGTTTTACATCATAAAAACCCTAACGAATGGTTCGGAGATGCCTTTAGATTTATTACAGAGAATAGGTTCAACAATGGTGACGGATACGTCATCAATCCGACTACAGAGCATCTTATTATGTTTCCTAGTAGTATTGAACATTATACTTCTGCTGAGGATAGACAACATCAAAGAATTTCTCTGGTTGGTGACATCATACTGACACTAAAAGACCGTACAGATAGTGAGTCTGGTCTACTACCTTCACAATACTGGAAACAATTCTAAATAGTACCATGGGACTAGTATCAAAAACCAAAGACCAATTATTAGACATTGGAAACCCTAATCCATCAGAGAAAACTGAACTTGAAAGTGCTCTAGATGCTGGTGGTGGTAAGGATGTTGCATGGTTTTATGACAATAAGTTTAAATCATGGGGTGCAAGAACAGAATATTTAATTAAAGCAAACGCCAGTGTGATAGACAAACTATTGCAGGGGTATCAAGGAACTATTACAAAAAGAAGTGGGTCTGGTAAGGCAGGAGCAACGTACCAAATTGGTAGACAGAAGGTACAATTCCTGACAACAGGTAAAGTAGCATCAGCAACTGGTGGTACTGTATCTGAAACAACCATGACTAAGATACAGGAACGAGGTTCCGCAAAAGTATTTGAGTATGCGATAGAAAAAAATAAAACTTACAACAGTCTAGAGAGAATGACTGCTGATAAAGATTTGATGGATGATTTGACTGAGATATGGAGGGTAGGTTCAAACAATCAATTAAGAAATGTTGACGAGGAATGGTTAGAGAGTTTTTATAAACAACAGAAGGCATTAATACAGAAGATAGGTAGACCAAACTTTACCACATTTAATCGTGATGGTGGGTTTATGGAATACATTAGTGATGTTGTTAAAGACCTTGGTATATCTCAAAAAGATAATTGGGATCCCGCTGACATATGGTTGATACAAGACGAGAAAAAAGCAAGAGATTTGATAAAAAAAGTGTTAGAAAGAGGTACAGGTAATTCACCAGCCTCACGATTGACTGAATTAAATGCTATAATGAGGGTACTATTCAATACTAAACAAGTGTTTGGCATCTCCCTTAAAAAGATAGCAAGAGGTTCTCAAGATGCACGTATAACATTCAACAATCACACCATGAAATTCTTTAAAGAAATGGCAGCGTTGGAGTTTTCATTCACCTATGCAAAATGTTCTATGGGTAGAAAGAATGATAAAAATGGTACAGTAACATTAGCAACACAAGACTCTAGATTTGTCATACAATCTAATTCTGGAGCAACATATGACTTTCAGATAAAGGCAAATGACTCTACAAAATTTAGTGGTTTAAAATATGAACCAACTGCTAAGGGTTCTAACGCTGCTAGACTAGGTAAAGCAACAGTAGAACTAGTCGTTAGAGCAATGCAAGACCATAAATTGACATTTGATAAAGCATCATCAGCATATCCAAAAACTGCATCAGAATTTATGGTAGAACAAACTGCATATAAAGTAATGATAAAAGATTTGATACGAGAAGGTGTAGATGTAGGTGTAAGAGATGAGCAAGAAGCAATTGATAATATACTTTTTGTCTATGGTACAAAACCATTTGTAGCTAATGCTAAACTACAACAGATAACTTGGTTACATAAGGTGTTAGTAGGTATCCCAAGGAATGAACGTAACGAGTTCTGTTCTGATATGATTTTCCTCGCAATGAAAGTTGGTAGAGGTCGTCTTGATAGATACGGTCCTTTCGCAAAGATATACTAATGTCGAAGAATACTCACCTAGAACACCTAGAAGACAGTATCTTGTTAGATGGTGAGCAAGGTGCTAAGGATGCATTTATGTTTTTAGATGAGTTAGCGAGAGTATTCACAGGTGTACAGAAAAATAACTTTAAAATCACTACAAAGTGGGACGGTGCCCCTGCTGTATTTTGTGGATTATATCCTGGCACTGATAAGTTTTTCGTAGGGACTAAATCGGTCTTCAATGTCAATGCCAAAATCAATTTTACAAACGAAGATGTGGATCATAATCATGGTAACTCACCAGGCTTGGTTAGCAAACTCAAAGACTGCCTAAAGTATCTACCAGAATTAGGTATAAAAGGCATAGCACAGGGTGATTTGCTATTTACTGATGATAAGAAAGAAAAAAATATTAATGGGACAGATTGTATTCTCTTCCAACCTAACACAATCACCTATTGTATACCAAAAGAGGATGAATTATATGGTAAGGCATCCAAAGCAAAACTTGGCGTAGTATTTCACACAAAGTATACTGGTAACAGCATAGAAAATATGAACGCATCATTTGGATATGATGTATCACAGTTAAATGACAGTAAAAACGTGCTAGTTTTGAGTGCGGAGACAGGTCAACTAGGTGCGGATACATTACTAACAGAAAGAGAAAAAAATAGTCTATCAAAACTAAAAACTACCAGTCAAACATCTCTAGGAAATGCTTCTAAATTCTTAGATGAGGTTGCAGAGCAGATAAAAACAAAAGACCAGTTAGTTATAGGAACTAGACTAAAGATATTCTTTAACAAGTACGTACGTGAGGGTAAAAAACTACCATCTGACAAGGTATTTGTCAAAGAATTTCAACAATATTTTGAGACAGAAGTAAAGAAGGCAGCAGACAAAGTAAAGACACCAAAAGCAAAGGCAGCGAAACTTACTAAATTGTATGATGGTTTGGATATGATAAAAGACCATGAAAAAGCACTTAAAAGCACAGTAAATTTGTATTCTGCATTGCAGTCTGCTAAGGAATTATTCATCCGCAAACTAGAAAAAGGTGAGAGGTTTGGTACATATCTTAGAACAGAGAACGGATACAAAATTACAGCACCAGAAGGGTATGTTGCTATACAGGATGGAAACAATGCAGTCAAACTAGTTGACCGTCTGTCATTCTCAGTTGCAAACTTCAACGTAGAGAAGAACTGGGTCGCAGGAGATAAACCACAATGAAGAAAGTTGTATTTACGTTTGGTAGATTCAATCCACCTACCATAGGACATGAGAAATTAATCAGGGCAGTAGAGAAAGAAGCGGGTTCTGCTGACTGGTTGATTATAGCGTCACAATCAGTAGACGCAAAGAAGAATCCTCTACCTTATGAGTACAAAGTAGAGGTAATGAAGAAGATGTTTCCTTTTGCGGAGAAACATATAGATGATGGTGCATGTTGTAAGACACCTATAGATGTTATGAAGCATCTAATGATGAAAGAATACACTGATGTTGTAATGGTCGTAGGTTCTGACAGAGTAGGTGCTATGAAGTTTGTCAAAGACTATAATAGAAAGGATGATTACTCCTTTAATACAGTAGAAATTGCTAATGCAGGACAGAGAGACCCAGACGCGGATGGTGCTACTGGTATGTCCGCATCTAAAATGAGAGAGGCAGCAAAGAATTCAAGCACTACGGAATTTTTGACGGGAATACCTGATACAATGAGTATAGATGACAAGTTAAAGCTCATGGCAGAAGTTAGAAAAGGTATGGGTTTATAAATAAATTTGATATGTACATCTATATTAATGAAAAGTTTCTCTGACTTTGCTAAAAAATCGCAAGTTGCGGAGCAAAACATCACTCGTGATAAGTTCTATAAGAACGAGGTATTTAAAAAGGGTGAGTGGATTCTAACTGAGCAGGGACAGGTTGGTAAAATACACCGACGAGGTCCTAACTATGTGCTATGTCTTACTGCAGAGAACACAAAGTTCCGCAGTTGGATTACGGACATAAAGGAAGTCTTTGAGATTGGAACTGACGCATATCGAGAGTATGTAATGTCGCTTACGCCAGGTCAGAAGACCGTAAAACCGTCTGGTACTGTCAAGGTAAAGCAAACCATTCCAACAAACCCTAAAAAAGATAAGATGGATCACCACGAGGAAAAAAGTCTAGCACAGATAACTGCTGAGACAATGATGAATACCAAATTCAAGTCAATGAAAGAGACTTGGAGGTATGATTATTCTGCTAAGATGGCAAACACAGACATCAAAGGTCTGGGTGCTGATGGCGTAGGTGGCGGAGACGCACCTGGCATGAAACTTGCTGAACCAGAAGGCGGTAAAGGCAAACCAACCATTAAAAAGGTACAACATTCCTGTGCTACAAAGGTAGAGCATAGTGAGTGGGGTCGTGGTAATTGTTTGAAAGAACAGCATACACTCGATGAGCAAGGCAATGTATCACATTACGACGTAATGTTTGAGCATGGTCTAGAACAGAACGTTCCTGTTGCTACACTCAACTTACTTGAGTACAGCATGCATGAGCACGCGATTAACGACGAGAAGAACGAGATTGTTGAGAAGAATCTTGACCCAGTTAATCCAGTTGCAGTAAACAAAAAGTTTAAGAACAGAAAAGATAAGGATTTAGATAACGACGGTGATACAGATAGTAGTGACGAGTATCTACATAAGCGTCGTAAGGCAATCTCTAAGGCGATGAAGAAAGAGCATCACCAGAAAGATGAAAATGGTAACACAATACCACATGAAGAGATAGATGAGGCAAAGAAAGGTCTCTATGCTAACATCCATGCCAAGAGAAAGAGAGGAGAATCTCCTGCAAAACCTGGCGATGAGGACTATCCTGCTAAGGATGCTTTCAAGAAGGCAGCAAAGACTGCTAAGAAAGAAGAGGTAGAGGTAGCAGACGAGAGTATGAAGCAAGCACGTAAGAACGTTGGTGCATCTACTTGTTGGGATGGTTACAAAGCGAAGGGAACCAAGATGAAGAACGGACGTAAAGTTCCTAATTGTGTTAAAGAGTTCTCTGAGTGGAGAGCAATAACTGAAAAAAAGTAAACGGTCCTGTAGAGGTCATGCCTGAGTTGGATGACCCAGATGGCATGAAGTCAGGACAAGAAAAAAAGATGCCTAGTGTTCCAAAACAAAACGAAGCTTGCAATCATAGCAAAAAGGGTGTAAAATGTGAAATACATGGTATGAAAGAGTGCCCCGAAGTTAATTAATTTATGAGAAAAATTTGGCAAGAGGAGGTGCTAACACCACTCTCCTCATTTTGTAATCTAAAAAATCAATACGCAGAAATAATTCCAGAAATAATAAAGTTCGTAGAGGTCAACCAACCTATACTATCTGAGTGGGTTCTTGACAAGTGGGTTGAGGATAAAAACTTAGGTAGAGTACAACTATGGGAGGGGTCATGGAAAGTTATACCCATGCCACTTAATCCTGTAGGTACGACTGCGACTGAAGAGGACTATGAACTCAGCGAGATGGTGTCGTTCGTTGAGTTGTTTAACACTACCGTGGAAAAGGTACAAGAAGTTCTGCCTAAACTCACAGAGTCTATGCGGAAACTATGCCCTACGTTCTATAGTGCCATAGAAGAGGACGTAGACCTTGAGTTACTTAAGTCATGTACTATAAGTAAACTGACGCCAGGCACAAAAATTAATCCTCATGCTGGTGACATAGATTCACTACGCTTACACTTCCCTGTAATTACTGACCCAGACGCATGGTTAAGTGTACGAGGTAGAAAACGTTCATGGAAAGTAGGAGAACTCTTTGCTTTTCATGACCATGACAAGCACTGGGCACAACACAATGGTTCACATGACAGAATTGTAGTCATAATGGACTATTCTTTATCACAATTAGATTCTCGTGGTATTACTATAGAAAAATGGGAGGACCTTTAATGAAAACAGTACACATCTACAGAAAAACACACAAGAAAACTGGCAAGATGTACATAGGTAGGACTCAGCAAGACCCATACAGATATGAAGGGTCTGGAAGAGCATGGAGAGAGCACCTAAAGGAACATGGATATGACATGGACACCGAAATACTATTTTCCTCTGACAAACAGGCAGAAGTTAAACAGTTCTGTATAGACTTTGCTGTAGGAAATGAGTATTGGAAAGAAGATGCATACTTCAATGAATGTAGAGAAGATGGTGGTAGAGACATCACTGGTAAAAACAACCCTAACTACAAGCATGGTCGTGCAGTAAACTGGAAGAGTGACCCAGAGGTGCAAAGAAAAAACGACAAGATACGTAACGCTAAGTACTACCAAGAAAACAAGGAAAAAGAGGCAGCACGTATGAGACAATACTATAAGGATGTCAGGGATGGCAAAAGAGTTAAAGGTGCTAAACCTACTTCTGTAATAAGACCATTAAACGAAGATATATAGTTTAGATATATGTAACTTATCATGCTATCATTTCTATTACCTATCGCATCAAAAATTGTATCTGATGCAGTGAACAAGATTCCCGACGATGAGGAACTTGGAGAGAAGTTAATTGACATTTGTATTGTTATCCTTGAGAAAGCAGTCAAACTAACCAAAACTTCTGCTGATGACAAACTTTTAGAGACCGTTAAGAAGGCACTCGAAAGTAGATAACATCATAAATATAATATAGACAAAAATTAATTCGGAGATTACCATGTCTTTATACGGTAAGGACGACAGTAATGCCAATAAGACCAAGGCTGGTATCGGTGTGGCAACGTCGTCTCAATCTAAAGAGATCGTCTTTATTGACGACACGGAAGCACAACTAGCATCGAACAAAGCAAGAGGTGTTGGTTCACCTGGCTGGTACTCGTTCTTTACCTACACAGACATGCATGGTAATACACGATACAAGGCAGAGCATCTAGTTACTATTGCAGGTCCTGAAGCAAACGCATCAGAGACACAGGCAGATGACACAATTGGAGCAGACGTTCTAGAGGTTATCACTATCAGTGGTCAACCCGCTAACTCTACATCATCAAGTGGAGCAGGAACATTTGCTGTTACATCTAGTGTTAACCAATCTGGTACACAGACATTCCAATGGCAACGTCAAAAACCTGGCACAAATAGATGGACTAACCTTGCTGCTAACACTGATACAGGTATTACATACGCAAACTTTACTACTGCAACACTAGCATATAGTTCACTTGCAAGTAATGCACTTGATGGATACAAGTACAGAGTTAAAATCAACACAAGTAAAGGTGCTACAGAGGTTATCTCTGACGGTGCTGCTACTTTAACATTCGGTAGCTAATGAATGAAATTCGATGAATTGAATGAGGATAATTATATCCTATTTGCTATTAAACATTATGATAATCCACAGGCAGCAACTAAAGAAGATTTTTTTGAGGACATGAGACGCTTTAAGTATATTAAACGTCTCCTCAAGAAATATCATAAAGGAACTGAGGTCAAACTCAACTTGTTGCTCAACCATATTATTATCATATACAATGTATTTGGTGAAGCTGCACCACATCTACTCTTCTATAAGATGGAGAGAGATTACTGGTCAGACATCAAGGCAATTATGTTGTTCTTGAACAAATATCCAGAAATGGATACTGCATCTCTCAGAGAGATAGCAGTCAACGATTGTATCTTAGAGGAGCTTAAAAAATTATGATGGGAGCGGGTGGTATCACTAACGTAGGACCTATCAATACACCCACCACTGGTAAGGGTGCTATTGCAGGGTTTGATCCTATCATGAAAATGTCTAGGCGAAGGACTAAGAAACGCAAGAAGATGGAGTCTGCGGGAAAGCAATGGGAACATCGTAGGAACGATCCTACCTACATAGATGGTAGGAGTAGTCAAGCTCGTAAACTTATTAAACGATTAGCAAAACGTAAAAAGAAAATGACTGAAGAAACATTACTCGAATACGGAGGAGGAAACGCTAACTCTGGTGGCGGTGGTACTTCTTCTGGTGGAGATACAACTAATCAAGCATACAAGTTCATCTCACAAAAACGTAAGGTACAGAAGAAACAAGAACGTGAGAAGCGTGCTGCAAACCGTAAGCAAGAGATTCAAATGATATCTCGTGCGAAAGCATCTGACTATCAGAAGAAAGCAAAGGACAGACAGAAGAAACTATCTACACAGTTGGCAACTAAGAAAGAAGAATTCGGTGATGCACTAGTGTACATGGAGAGTCTATTCGAGCAAATTGAAAGCGACAATCATAACCCAACAACTTACTTCTTCTATGATGAGAGTGAACTAGAACTAACAAGGGAGCAAGCATTCGACGTTGTACAAAAGTTTGGAGCATTATCAGAAGATAATAAGGAAGCATTCCTAGACAAACTTGTGGATAGTAAAGAACTCATGGAGAAAATCCTAGCAATCTAGTGGACAATATCAACACCGCAATAATAGAAAGACTCGAACGGGTCGTAGAGACCCTACAGGAAAATTCTGTTAAGATGGGTCAATTGTTAGCAGTTCATAACGAGAAGTTAGATAAGCAAGACAAGGTTGATGAGGTGTTGTTTGAGAAGGTTGATAACCTCTCAAAAGATTTGAAGAGAGAGACCAGTGATATCAAGAAAGGATGTGAGAGAGACATAAGAAAAATAGATGAGAGATTACGCACGATGGAAAAGAAAATGTGGAGTATCTTTGGTGCTCTAAGTATCATTTCTTTCGTAGTATCACCCATAGGACAGAAGTTTATAAGACCCATATTGACAAACGATGCTCCTAATGTTATAGTATCTGAGTAACTCAGATGCTGCATGGAAGATTTCATTTGTCAGTACGATAACGTATTAGACAACGAACTCATAGGACACTTACTGTCCTTAAGCAATCAAAATATTAACTACAACGTCAGGTCAGACACCACTAGACAGGATAAACAACTGTCATTGGAACCGTTTTGGCCTGAACTTGCTACGGATATTAACCAAGCATTAATCAACAGGACTCTTAAGCACTATCTGATTAAGTATCCATGTTTGACACAACTCCCTGAGTGGACTAGTGCCAACACAATACTACAGAAGACATCTCCTTCAGAGGGGTATCATTCTTTTCATTGTGAGAACATGGGATGGGTTAATAATTCTAGAGCAATCGCTTGGATGATATATCTAAACGACGTAGAAGAGGGCGGAGAGACAGAGTTCCTCTATCAGCAGAAGAGATTTCAACCCGTCAGGAATACCGCATTACTATGGCCAGGTTCATGGACGCACCAACATAGAGGTAACCCACCACTATCAGGTGACAAGTATATCTTAACAGGGTGGTACACACCTAGTTCTGGTATGCCAAAGTTCTCTACCGAATGGATGAATAATTGAGTTATCTTGACACCAAATATATCAACCTAGCATCGGCATCTCTACAGAAGTACAAACGTGTAAAGAACGGACTGTACACTTTTAGATGTCCTTACTGTGGTGACTCAAAGAAGAATAGGAACAAGACTAGAGGATACATCTTCCAAGTCAAAGGAGACCATGTGTTTAAATGCCACAACTGTGGTATCACAAGGTCTTTTTCCAACTTCCTCAAAGACAATGCTCCTCATGTGTATGATGAGTATGTCATGGAGAGATATAAGGAAGGAACCATAGGTAAAAACGTACCTAAACCTGACCTTACACAGTTCGTTTCCAAACCAAAATTTAATAGTGGAAGAAAGATAGATTTACAAAGTTTATCTGTGCTAAATAATTTGCACCCCGCTAAAAAGTACGCACTCGGAAGAGGTATCCCAGAGGATAAATTAGACCGCTTGTATTACTGTCCTAAATTTAAGGAATGGACTAACAAACAGAAACAAACGTTCTCTGATACCTCCAATGATGAAGATAGGATTATTATTCCTTTGAATAACAAGGACGGAAATCTTGTAGGTTTTCAAGGTAGGTCTCTTGCATTCAATCCTAAGATGAGATACATCACTGTGATGCTTGATGAGAATGCACCAAAACTTTTTGGACTAGACACACTAAACACAAATGACACTATCTACATCGTCGAAGGACCGTTCGACTCCTTCTTCTTGGAAAACTCGGTTGCTATGTGCGGTTCCGATATTGATATTCGGACGTTTGGTTGGAGCGATTATATTTGGGTTTATGATAACGAACCTCGTAACAGACAAATCACCAACAAACTCTCCTCCTCTATCGACGCAGGAGATAAGGTAGTGATATGGCCACATAATGTCAAAGAGAAAGACCTTAACGATATGTCAAACGCTGGCATAGACGTTAAAAATGTGATACAATGTAATGTGTATCAAGGATTAAAAGCAAAACTACAATTAGCAAACTGGAGAGTATGAGTAACGGTATTAACGTCGTCAAGAGAGATGGAGAGACAAGTCCTCTTAACTTAGACAAAGTACATAAGATGGTAGAACACGCCTGTGAAGGTCTTGCAGGAGTATCTGCAAGTCAGGTTGAAATCAGCAGCGGGTTACAATTTTTTGATGGCATAAAAACCAAAGAAATACAAGAGATACTTATTAGGTCTGCATCAGACTTAATATCATTAGAAAATCCGAACTATCAGTATGTTGCTGCTAGACTATTACTATTTGGTCTGCGAAAGCAACTCAACAACCATCACGACGACCACCCTACCCTTCTATCACACGTCAAGAAGTGTGCAGACCTAGACATATATGATAGGACAATCATAAACAAATATACAAAGGAAGAGTGGAATGAGATAGATAAGTATATCGATTACGGTAGAGACTATCTATTTTCATACGCAGGGTTACGTCAGGTAGTTGACAAATACCTTGTACAGGACAGAAGCAGTGGAGAACTATACGAGACACCACAGCAAATGTACATGATGATAGCGGTTACATTATTCCAAACATACCCACAAGAAAAAAGACTAGATTATGTCAGAAGATACTACAACGCAATCTCAAAGCACAAAATCAACATCCCAACGCCAGTCATGGCAGGAGTCAGAACACCTCTCAGACAGTTTGCCTCATGTGTTCTTGTTGATGTTGATGACACCATCGATAGCATTTTTAGCAGTGACATGGCTATTGGTTACTATATTGCACAAAGGGCGGGAATCGGTATTAACGCAGGGAGAATCCGTGGCATCAACAGCAAAATCCGTGGTGGAGAAGTCCAGCACACAGGTGTTGTACCTTTCCTCAAAAAGTTTGAAAGTACTGTCAGATGTTGCACTCAAAATGGCATCCGTGGTGGATCAGCAACTGTCCACTTCCCCATCTGGCACCAAGAAATCGAAGACATCCTCGTCCTCAAAAACAACAAAGGAACAGAAGACAACAGGGTAAGAAAACTTGACTACTCGATACAGATATCAAAACTATTCTATGCAAGGTTCATGGGGAACAAAGAGATTAGTCTTTTTTCTCCTCATGATGTGCCAAAGTTATATGATAGTTTTGGTACTGAATCTTTTGATGACTTATATGTAAAGTACGAGAACGATTCATCTGTACCTAGGAAGACAATCCCTGCACAGGAGTTGTTCTTCTCTCTACTTAAGGAACGTTCAGAGACTGGTCGTATCTACATTATGAATATCGACCACTGTAACAGTCACAGTTCATTCAAAGACAAGGTGAACATGAGTAACCTATGTCAAGAGATAACTCTACCTACAGACCCTATCAATCACATTGATGATAAGGGTGGTGAGATAGCATTGTGTATTCTATCTGCTATCAACGTAGGTAAGGTAACACAACTTGACCAGATGGAAGAGTTATGTGACCTAGCAGTCAGAGGACTAGAGGAACTCATAGACTACATGCAGTATCCTGTAGCAGCAGCAAGACGTAGCACAATAGCACGTAGGTCATTAGGTATAGGATACATCGGACTAGCACACTACTTAGCAAAACAAGGACTCAAGTATGACGACCCTAAAGCATGGCAATCAGTCCATGACTTGACCGAAGCGTTCCAATATTACTTGCTCAGAGCATCTAATGAACTAGCAAAAGAACGTGGTGCATGTCAAGGGTTCGATAGGACTAAATATTCAGACGGAGTTCTACCAATTGACACCTATAAACAAGAGGTAGACGAGTTAGTCCCCAACAAATTGAACTATGATTGGGATAGTCTTAGGACATCTATCACCACACACGGTCTCAGGCACAGCACACTGTCCGCACAGATGCCTTCGGAGAGCAGCTCCGTTGTGTCAAACGCAACCAATGGAATCGAACCACCTAGAGATTTCTTGTCCGTTAAGAAATCAAAGAAAGGACCTCTTAAGCAAATTGTACCAGGTTTTCCTCACCTAAAAAATAATTACACATTATTATGGGACATGAAAGATAACGACGGTTACATCAAAGTAACTGCTGTTATACAAAAGTTCTTAGACCAAGCAATCTCTGGGAACTGGTCTTACAATCCAGAAAATTATCCTGATAACGACGTACCAATGTCAGTGATGACCAAAGACCTCATCACGACATACAAATACGGATGGAAGACGTCGTATTATCAGAACACTTATGATGCAAAGACAGATGTAGATGAACCATCACATCCTGTCGGGTGGCATGACAACGTTGAGGAGACACCAGTTTCCACACTAGAATCTCTAGTCAACAGTATAGAAACCGCAAACGAATCAGAGTGTGAATCTTGCACGATATGAACTACGAACCAAATCTAAACGACAAGTGGAAAGTTAACAACATGGATGGAGTGACAGTATTTAATACTAACCACGTGGACACAAAGAAGCAACCTATGTTCTTCGGTCAACCACTGGGCATGCAGAGGTACGATGAATTTAAGTATCCTGTATTTGACAAACTAACTAACCAACAACTAGGTTATTTCTGGAGACCAGAAGAGGTCTCACTACAGAAAGACAGGTCTGACTATAAGACCCTTACACCTGAGCAAAAACATATCTATACTTCTAATCTGAAGTATCAGATTATGCTCGATAGTGTACAAGGTCGAGGACCTGGCATGGCATTCATGCCTTACTGTTCTCTACCAGAACTAGAAAGTGCTATGAACATATGGCAACTCATGGAAATGATACATAGTCGCTCATATACATACATAATTAAAAACGTATACCCTGATCCTGGCGAAGTCTTTGACACCGTTCTTGATGACCCTAAAATCATGGCACGTGCAGCAAGCGTAACAGCAGCGTACGATGACTTGATTAATCACGAGCACGAGTATGACTCAGGCAACGCATGGAAGTTTGCAACAGAGGGTCACCCCGCAGGAACCTATGACAGAAAAGAACTCAAAAGAAAACTCTATAAAGCAGTCCTCAACGTCAACATTCTTGAGGGCATTAGGTTCTATGTCTCCTTTGCTTGCTCGTTTGCATTTGGTGAACTCAAGATTATGGAGGGATCCGCTAAAATTATCTCTCTCATCGCCAGAGACGAAAGCCAGCATCTTGTACTTACTCAACAGATCATTAAAAAGTGGCAAGATGGTGACGACCCAGAAATGGTGGCAATCGCTGAAGAAGAAAAACCCAACGTCATGAACATGTTCAGACAGGCAGTAGAAGAAGAGAAGGCATGGGCATCCTACCTTTTCAAAGATGGTTCTATGATAGGTCTGAATGAAAAACTATTAGCACAGTACGTAGAGTTCACTGCTAATCGTAGACTACGTGCCATTGGACTAGAACCAATCTATGATATTGGTGCTAGAAACAATCCATTACCATGGACACAATACTGGTTAAATTCTAAGGGTCAACAAAATGCACCACAAGAAACAGAAATTGA